AACAAAGATAAGTTGTATACTGTTGAACTACCAAACAATGGTGGTTACTACCATATTATCCTTACACGGAATGCAATAGGAGAAATTAAACTTATCAGCTCTGAAAATGTTAATTGGAAAGAATCAGATTATACTCAATTGACAGAAGCTGAAATCAAGAAAGATTTTGAGTGGGTATTTAGATGGGCGAAAGAGGTGAAAGAATGAATAAACAAGAAGCAATTGAACTAATTAAAAATTTAGGTACACTTAAAATAAACGATACAGTATCACATCAACGAATTGACATGGTTGATAAGAACAAGGTATTAGGTATTATCTCCCAAATCCACGAACAGAAAAAAGTCGTAGTACCACAATTTGTTGCGGAATATATTGAATATTGTAAGTATGAGAAATTTTATGCTCTACATGGTGCGTATGCTGATATGGACGACAGATTGACATTTTGGCGTTTTAAGGGTAATAATAGTGAATTATTTGCAAAAGCTTGGTTATATGGCTATGAAATTGAGAAAGAAAAATTGTATACAGTTGAAATACCGAATCCGAATGGTGATGAATATAGCAGAACATACCTAGGAAAAAATGCAAGTGGGAAAGTAGAGGTGTATAACTGGATTAGTTGCACGTCAATCGATTTCGCTGACGATTGGAAAGAATATAACAAGAACCAGCTCACCGAAGCTGAAATCAAGGAAGATTTTGAATGGGCATTTAGATGGGCGAAAGAAGTGGAGTAAAATGATGGAAGAAATTTGGAAAGTTATAGAAGATTCTCCTAATTATTCAGTTTCCAGTTTTGGAAGATTTAGAAACAATAGAAACGGTAAAATATTAAAGCAAAGCGTCCACAGAAATAAGGGTTATTGTTGGGTTACTTTAACATCAATTTCTAGCGGAAAAAGAAAAACCTATCAAGCACATTCTTTGGTTGCTAAATATTTTTGCCAAAACCCACACAACTATATAGAAGTTAATCATATAGATGGAGATAAGACAAATAATCACCCCAAAAATTTGGAGTGGGTAACACGAAGTGAGAATTTGAAACATGCTTATAAACTTGGATTAAGACCAAGAAAAACTAAAGCTACAGAAAGTAATAAGAAGAAATGTTTTGTAAAAATAAAGGAAACAGATGAGATATTAGAGTTTGAAAGTATGACTCAAGCATCATATTACTTTAACAAAGCACAAACTTGGGCATGTGGAGTTGTTAGAGACGGCGGAGAAACAAAGAAATATGAAGTATGGCAGTTTGCAAAAGAGGTGAAAGAACGAACATAACTCTTGAAGATTATTTGGAAAATCATGCATTTTGTGATTGTGAAGGAACTGATGCTGCAATTATCATTGAAAAGGCAGGCACAAAATATAATCTTGAAAAAACCGACATTGATGATTTTTATGGTGATTATGTACACAGCGCTGAAGTAAGCATTGACGGAAATGAGTTCGGTGTGTGGCTTCGTGTAGTGGTTGAACTGGAATAACAACCAACATTAGGGCAATGATAACCATGAAATTAATGAGGTGGAAGAATGAATAAACAAGAAGCGATTGAAAAAATAGAAAGTAATTCATTAAACATTGGGAATAATGATTTAGTTGTGGGTTTAGATGTCGCAAGACATATAATCAATCAGATAGACGAACCGCAGAAAGTGGTTGTTCCGAAATTTGTGGGTGAGTGGGTTGATGATTCAAGGGAGTGCTGTTTCGATTTTGACGAGTGGTTTGATTGCGGAAACCAACCATCAAAAGTATATGATTGGTTAAATTCAGAAAACAAAAGACAAGCAGAATTAAATGCACTTGCACTTGTAACATTGATTGTAAATGGCGCTAATGCTGTAGAGATTGAACCAGATAAACTGTATACGGTTGAGATAGCAGATGCTATTCTTACTAAAATTACAAGAGGGCGTAATATTCAGTATAAGATGTTACCATTCAAAGATGTTTCTGGTTTTTTTGACAAGGCTATTTATAATACTAAGCTAACCGAACAAGAAATTAAAGAGACTGATGAGCGTTTGTGGCAGTTTGCGAAAGAGGTGAAAGAATGAGAGAATTATTAAAAGAAATTTTAAAATGTAGAGAGACTTCTGAAATTCCTAAAAAATTACTAAATGCTTTGCTCAACCCAGATTCACGAGAACACATTTTACAATTAATAAATGAAAAAAAGGATGATAAAGTTATTGATATCTTTCGAGATATGTTTCAAGAAGAACAATCTAATCGAAAAGAATTGAAACAAGATTATACTCCAGATGGGCTTTCAAACTTACTAGCAAAACTTTCTGGTAACACTAAAAATCTTGCAGACGTATGTTCTGGAACAGGTTCTCTTACCGTTGCGTTTCTAAAAGCGCATCCAGAAGTTGAGTTTGTAAGGTGCGAAGAGTTCTCTGCTCAGCCAATTCCATTTTTGCTTTTAAACTTAGTATTAATGAATGTAGATGGTGAAGTTATTCATGGTGATAGCCTTACACAAGAAGTTTTCACGGTATACAAGCTGAAGCGATCAAAAAACTTTAGCGAAATTCAAATAGCTGAAAGTCCAAACAACGAAATTCTTTTTGATACTGTTATATCAAATCCTCCATATTCGCTAAAATGGAATCCTACCAATGGTGAAAGGTTTGAAAAATACGGTTTAGCACCAGCTTCGAAAGCTGACTTCGCTTTCGTCTTACATGCTTTATCGCTTTTAAAACCAAGCGGAAATCTGTTTGAAATTTTGCCACACGGAGTATTGTTTAGAGGGGCGAAAGAAGGGAAAATCAGAGAGCACCTTTTGGAAGACAGTGTCATTAATTCTGTGATAGGGTTGCCAGAAAAATTATTTCTTAATACATCTATTCCAACTGTCATTTTAAATTTAAAAAAAGAACGCAATACAAGTGATGTCTTGTTTATAGATGCAAGTGATGAGTTCAAAAAAGGCGGGAAGCAAAATATTTTAGAACAAGCTAATATTGAACGAATTGTAGACGTATACAATATCCGCAAATCTGTAGATAGATTCGCTTATCTTTGTTCACTGAGTGAGATAAAAGAAAATGATTTTAATTTAAATATTCCTCGCTATGTTGATACTTATGTGCCAGAAGACCCAGTAGATTTAGAACAGGTATTTAGTGAATGGCTGCAAGTTAAAAAAGAGATTTCAGAAGCTGAAGAAAAATTACTGGATATGTTTTCTGAATTAGTACCGACAGACAAAAGCAACATTGGAAAAATGAACAGAGAGAAAGAAATGTTTGCGACAATTATTAACACGGATAAACAAAAAGAAAGGAATGCTGACGAAGACCAGCTTACATTGTTTTAATGGTATATAAAAAAGTCAAATTGTTGGATATCGCAAGTATCGAGCGATCTAAAAACAAAGAGTATTCTTCAGGAATCACTATCGTTCAAATAAGTGCAACGAGAGGACAAGTTGAATATGTCGATGAAGATATGATAATAGGAAGTCGTTACGTAGTATTAAAACCTTGTAATAAAATTGATTCAAAATATTTTTATTTCGCAGTTAAAAATAGCGCAGACGAATTTTTTTATAAATTTCAAACTGGATTGAATATGAAGATTGAGGAATTTAAGCATATGGAATTATATATTGAAGACGATATCAATATCCAAAAGGAACAAGTCGAAAATATGGAAGTAATCGAGCGTTCCATCTTTCTATCTGAACAAGAGCTAAGCGAAGTAAAGGAATTTAAGAATACAATGCTATCTAAAATATTTTGTAGTTAATAAAATTATTGAAGTGCTAACAAAAGTTAGCCCTTTTTTATTTATGTGTAAAATAAATTATTTTATAAAAAAATGAAAAAAAGTGTTGACAAAGTACAAAATATTATATATAATAAATATATAAAATAAATAAAGGAAAAAACAAATGATTGAATTAAGAGACATTATTGATTTAATTTGGACAGAAGATACACCAATTTATATCTTCACAGCAGAAAAAGAAAAGTTTGATTTTGGTGAAAGTTATATTCCACCAGAAGTACTAAAAAGCACTGTTGCAGAAATTAGCATTTATAATGATGGTATGGTGGAAATTGAATTAGGAGAATAAATATGAATAGGAACAGAGTAGCAATGTTTATGGGAAAAACTATGTCTAATCTAAAACTGGACATAAATGAATTTGCAGAGTTTCATGAAATTATTAGCTTTTCAGTTGTTTCAGATACAACTCAAAATGGTGTTTATGGTTACAAGGCACTGGTACTTTATAAAGCTTAATGACTCACAATGGTACTAGCAAGGTTTACAAGTTTATTAAAAGACTAAGTATGAGCGAGGAGGAATGAAATGCAAGAGATTTGGAAGCCGATTGAAGGATATGAAGGGCGATACGAAGCATCAAATACGGGATACATTAAGAGTATTGAACGAGACGTTCTGCGAAAGGATGGCAAAAAATACCACAGGAAAGAACGGATTTTGAAAACTTGGGTGGACAGAGGCGGTTATCTACAAGTTAGTTTATATGATAAAAAAAGAAAAAAGAAAACGTGCAAAGTCCATCGTCTCATTGGTTTGACGTTTCTTAGGCAGGTCGAAGGCAAAGACGAGATTAATCACATTGACGAGGATAAGACGAATAACGCAGTTTGGAATCTAGAGTGGTGTACACGTAAGGAAAATAACAATCACGGAACACATAATGAGCGGATGGGCAAGGCTCATAGCAAACCTGTCGCGCAATACACGAAAGGCGGGAAGCTCGTCAAAACATGGGCGTCTACGATGGAAGTCGAGCGGAAACTGGGGTTTAGTAATAGTGGCGTCAGCAGAGTAGCTCGAGGAAAACGCAAAACGATGTATGGTTATATTTGGAAATACGTTTAAAGGAGAAGTAATGAAAACGTGTGTTAGGTTACAAAAGATTAAAGCAGGGAGATGATGGTTGTTTCCTAGTCGGCAACCTAGCACCTACCTTTTTCTACTAAACTCAGTTGCCACATTGGTTTTAGACCAGTTCGAATCTGGTCGTGGTATTAACCCAAAATAAAATATGAATAGAGGTGGTATGAACCACTTCTTCTTACAAAAATTAGTACACAGCTGATAGGGTCATTGGGTTACTTATTGGCAAAACATAGCGAAATTAAAAACAGAAAAGAGGTACTTTGATATTATTTTCTTTTAATTGTGATTTGAAATTATCGCTAGTTTCAAAACACAAAAAAAGCCCAGCTCACGCAAGGCTTTTGTGGGATAAATTCGTTAATATTATTATACCACGAGGAAGCTAGAAATGAGCAAGGCATCACAACTACTTGACGAACTACAAAACTTAGACACAGACATCCAAAGCAGAATCGACGAAGTTAGAACGCTTGAAGCTGGATTATTATCTAGTCCAAAATGGTCTAAAGACAAAATTAAAGGCGGTAAACCAACAAAAGTCGACGATGTATACGCACAGCTTATTGTTTTAAAAGAGTCAATCGAACATGACACTAACGACATTATTAATCGCAAGCTTGAATTGAGTAGATTAATCAACAAGGTATCTAATCCAAAAGAGCGAGCTATTTTACGCATGACGTACATTCTAAAACAATACCCAGAGGAGATTATGGAGCATTTAGGAATCAGCCAATCAACTTATTATCGTCTGCGCAAGCATGCGACTGAAGAAATTGATATTTTTTTAGAGTCATGACAAAAAATGGGAATAAGTGGGAATAAATGGCATAAAAAAGGGGAATCTGGGCGTGCATGGGGGTTTTAATGTGTTATTATGGTATTATCAAATAATAAAGATATGAGGTTCGAGACGAGCCTCTATTTTTTATGCAAGGAGGTGGTGGAAAATCACTAAATTAACATTAAAGCAGCAGAGATTTGTAGACGAGTACATCATCTCTGGAAATGCAACGGATGCAGCTATAAAAGCTGGATATGCTAAAAAAGCTGCTTATCAGTCTGGGGCGGAGAACCTCAAAAAACCTCAAATAAAAGAAGCTATAAAACAAAGGCTTGCTGAATTAGAAAAACATAAAATCGCAACAGCTGACGAGGTTTTGCAAGTGTTTACAAGTATTTTAAGGCAAGAACTCACCGAAGAAGTCACTGAGCTTGACCAATCGACTGGTACATTCGTGACAATCGAGAAGAAACCGTCAATTGCTGAGGTGATTAAAGCAGGCAGCGAGCTTATGAAACGTTATCCAACTAAACTCGAACTTCAAAAGCTTAAACTTGAAATTGAAAAACTCAAATCTCAAGTTGGCGGAGATGAGGGACAAGATGAGAAAATTGCTGATTTTCTTGAAAAAGTTAAGGAGATTGTGACAGATGACAGTTGATTTAAGCGGTCTGTACACGCCTAAACAGCTTTCTGTACTCAAATACATCTGGACACACGATTGGTTCATTTGTGGCTTACACGGTGCTAAGCGAGCAGGTAAGACGGTAGTCAATAATGACACGTTTATTTCTGAACTGAAGCGAGTTCGTAAGATTGCCGACAAACTTGGTATTGACGAGCCAATGTACATTTTAGCTGGAACATCTAGCACGTCTATTCAAAATAACATCTTGCAAGAGCTTTATAACAAATATGGCTTTGAACCTAAATACGATAAGCATGGTTCATTTACGTTTTGCGGTGTTAAGGTTGTTCAAGTGTACACTGGTTCGATTTCTGGGCTCAAACGTGCTCGTGGTTTCACTGCTTTCGGTGCATACGTCAACGAGGCATCACTTGCGAATGAAGTTGTGTTCAAGGAAATCATCTCTCGTTGTTCTGGTGAAGGTGCCCGCATTGTTTGGGACAGTAACCCAGATAACCCGAATCACTGGCTTAGACGTGATTACATTGGTAAAAACAATGGTAAGATTATCGATTTTAGCTTTAAACTTGATGATAACACGTTTTTAAGTCCTCGCTATATAGCTTCTATTAAAGCCGCTACACCGTCTGGTAAGTTCTATGACAGAGACATAGACGGTAAGTGGACAGTGGCAGAAGGGGCAATATATAGCGATTATGACGCAAATATTCATGAAGTTGATGAATTGCCTCGGATGGTTCGATATTTTGGCGGTATCGACTTTGGTTATGACCACTTCGGTTCGATTGTAATTGTTGGTGAAACGTCAGGCGGTAAACAATATTTGGTTGACGGCATTTCAGAGCAATACAGAGAGATTGCGTGGTGGACAGACAGAGTAAGAGAGTTTAAAACAAAGTACGGCAATATTACGTTTTGGTGCGATTCGGCACGTCCTGAACACGTTGCGCATTTACAAAATGCTGGATTTGACGCAAGAAACGCAAATAAAAACGTCATTGCCGGTATTGAAAGCGTGGCTAAACGTTTCAAAGAACGCACATTGTACATTAAACGAGGTGTGATTCCTCGCTTTTTCGATGAAATTTATCAATACAAATGGAAACCAAACAGCGTTAAAGATGAACCCCTCAAGGAATACGATGACGTGCTCGACTCGTTAAGATATGCAATATATTCAGACGAAGTGACAAGGAAACAGAAAAACAATGGCAACCAGTTCGATACGCTTCGTGCTGGTTTTGGATTGTAGAAAGGAATTTAAATGGCTTATACAGAAACATTTGTCGATAGCACGGGTCAAACACATACATTAAAACCTCGCTTTCATCGACAAGCAAGAATGCGTTATCGAGCAGAGAGTTTAGAAGAATTGTTTGCAGATGATTTTAAGCTTTTGAAACAATATATCAATCATCATCAAACAGTACAACGTCCACGCATTCAAGAATTGCTTGACTATGCAGAGGGAAACAACCACACTATTCTAGAATCCGAACGACGCAAAGACCAAGACATGGCAGACACACGCGCCGTTCATAATTTTGGTGAATATATTGCTACATTCAAGCAAGGTTATCTAGTTGGGAATCCTATTCAAGTTTCTTATGATGATGCGGGCAACGAAAGTGTTATCAGATTTTTAGATGAGATTTCAAAAAATAATAGTTTTCATCAATTAAACCGTTCACTTGTACTTGACCTATCTAAGACAGGTCGTGCCTATGATTTAGTTTATCGTACGCAAGAAGACGAAACAAAAGCAGTAAAACTAGACCCAACATCGACTTTTGTTATTTATGACATGACCAAAGAAGAGAATAGCCTCGTCGGTGTTAGATATTATGACAAAAACCAATTCTCGAATAACCAAAAAATTATCGAGGTGTACACACCAGATGAAATCCTGATTATTGATTCATCTAAAGACTTTAAAATTATAGACGAAGCACCTCATTTTTTCGGAACGGTTCCATTAACTGAATATCTTAACAGCTCAAACGGTATAGGTGATTATGAGTCTGTGTTGTCTCTAATCGACTTGTATGATGCCTCACAGTCAGATACAGCCAATTATATGCAAGACTTGTCAGATGCAATTCTAGCCATTATAGGCCGTGTTAGTTTTCCAGCTGATTGTGATACAGCCGAGAAACAAATTGAGTTCATGCGTAAAATGCGCAAGGCTCGTTTGCTAAACTTAGAACCACCAGTTGATGCTAACGGCAATGAGGGTTCCGTCGATGCTAAATACTTATACAAGCAGTACGATGTTAACGGCACCGAAGCTTATAAGAATCGTGTTATTGATGACATTCATAAAATCACAAACACGCCAGATTTAAGTGATGATAATTTTTCAGGCACACAATCTGGGGAAGCGATGAAGTGGAAAATTTTTGGCTTTGACCAGAAACGTGTTGACATGCAGGCACTTTTTGAAAAATCGCTTAAACGTCGATACAAATTGATTGCTAGAATCAGTGAGACTCTAAAAGAAATTCAAAACTTTGATTTGTCAAAAGTACGTGTAACATTCGTTCCTAATTTGCCAGCAGATGCCTCAAGCGTCGTTACAAATGCTAAAAGCTTGTACGGGGTCGTTAGTGATGAAACTGTGTACAGTATGCTGCAATCAGCGACTGGGGTTGATGGCCAAACGGAAATGGAACGAATTGAAAAACAACAACAAAATTCAAGCTTGCTGTCAATTCAATTAGAAAAAAATAGTCGCTTGTCTGACAAAGATTTGAATGAGGAAGACGAAAACAATGGTGAACAAGTACTGGAAGAAAAGGATTAGAGCGGAACAGCTAGCTAAAATCGAACGTGACGCATCCTTGGGAGATGAGTTTAATCGTCTATACAATTATCATTACAAGGAAATCGAGAAGGAAATACAAGCTTTTTATAATCGTTATGCTGATAAGAATGGCTTGTCGATTGAAGAGGTGCGAAAACAAGTTGACAAAATGGACGTCAAGGCGTTCGAAGAGAAAGCTAAGCGGTACGTAGCCGAAAAGAATTTTTCTCCAGAAGCCAACAGAGAACTCGGCATATACAATCTCAAAATGAAAGCCAGTCGACTAGAATTGTTACAGTGCCAACTCGATTTACAATTAATTGCATTGGGCAATGATGAACAGAAACAAACCAAAGATTTCATCACTAAAGACTATATAAACGAAATCAAAACGCAAGCTGGGTTACTTGGCAGGTCAGTCTTAACCGAGAAAGAAATCACACAAACAGTTAAAACACTGCTGGATACACCTTTCAAGGGTGCAACGTGGTCTGATAACATTTGGGAACGCCAAAACGTTTTGAGGCAAATCGTTGCAAAAATGACGGAAGAATACCTTTTGAAAGGAAAAAACCCAACGACTTTCATCAGTCAACTTAGAAAAGAATTCGACGTTTCTGTGAGCCAAGCTAAGCGTCTTGCGGTGACCGAAGGTGCAAGGGTGATGACGGAAGCGCAAAAACAATCATTTACAGCAAACGGTTATGAGGAGTACGAATACATCGCAGAACCAAGCGCTTGTCCGCATTGTGCAGCTTTGAGCGGAAAAATCTTCAAAGTTAAAAATATGATGCCGGGAGAGAACGCGGCACCAATACACCCTCATTGTAGATGTTCAACTGCTGCTCACTACTCAAAATCGCAAGAAGAATATGAAGCTATGCTTGATAAATCAAGAGAAACACCGCTGGGTGTACCGATAAACTGGGAAAAATAAGAATGTGAGGTTTTTTATGATTTGGAATTTACTTAGTTTTACTTTTGGGCTTTTGCTATTTTTGCTTTTAGCATTAGCTATTTGTGTTTCAATTGGTCTATTGATTGTTTTTATCATTGGCATTTTCAAAGGTCTGAAAAACGGACTTAAAAACAATAACTGAAGTCGTATTTTATACGGCTTTTTTATTCTGGGGAACGTAGCAAAGAGGTTAATGCGGCAGACTTTTAATCTGTAGGCGCAGGTTCGAATCCTGCTTTTCCCCGTTGACTTGGCTGGTCGTTAAATAAGCCAAATAAACATCACTAGCGTGGCTTGTTAAGTCCTGAATAGAATTACATTAAATAGAGACTAGAGGGCGTGAGACGTCCGTTCTCGTGGCTCTATGCATGCGCTGGAAATTTAGGGTGACACAAGACTAGCATGGGAGGAATTAGAAAATGGAAAAACAACAACTTTTAGCATTAAACGCTCGAAATTTGCAATTGTTTGCAGATGGTGGTGAATCTGGAGGGACAGACACTGGCGGAAACGATAGCGATTTTAATAACGATGTAGAAAATAATGATGCGCACGAAACAGACCCAGCGTTTGAAGTTCCTAAAACTCAGTCAGAACTTGATAGCATTATCAACAAGTCAAATCAAAAAGCTCTAGACAACTACAAAAAAGGCGAAGCACAACGTATTCAAGACGCAATTGCAGAGGCTCTTAAGAAAGAAAAAGACTACTCACAGTTATCTGAAGAGGAACGTGCCAAACGTGAATTTGAAGATAAACAGAAAGCATTCGCTGAAGAAAAAGCTAAATTTGAACGTGATAAGCTGGTCATTCAAGTCGAAAAGGATTTAGTTTCAAAAGGTTTACCAGCTGAATTTGCAGAATTGTTTGCTTTAGACAATGCTGAAAATTCTTTGAAAAAAGTAGGAGAGTTCGAAGCTGTCTTTAATCAAGCGGTAGCTGAAGCTGTTAAAGTTTCCTTACGTCAAAAAGCACCTGGTATCGGTGCTTCAAGTGTTAAACAAACAAATTATGGTGCTAACTTAGCTCAATATGCTAGTGCTAGCAGCAAGAAACTTTTTTAAAAGGAGGGGCATGATATGCCAAAAACATTTTTCGGAAACACTGAAATTCTTCACAACACACCTTACGAAGCCATTTCAGTCTTGGTTGACAAAACAACAACAGGTACAGTCGTTGAAAATGGTCGAACTATTCTAAAGGCTGGGGCCATCTTATCTGGGGACGGTGCCTCAATCTTTGCAGACCGCACTAAAAAAGTAAAAGTTGAAACAAATCCGTCAGAAGCAACATATGTTGACGGAATTCTGCTTTACGATGTTGACGTAACAGAGAAAGACGCAGTCGCTTCACTTGTTTATCGTGGTACTTTGCGAGAAGATAAAATCGGTTCAGGGACAGTGGACGCAAACGTCAAATCTAAACTATCTCATATTCAATTCGTGAAAGGAGCTTAATAATATGCCATTAATTTATGATACAGTAACAGCCTCAAACATTGCTGGATATTGGAACGCACGTCAACAAGAAGTTGACTCAACTATCGGAGAAAAATTATTCCCAGCTCGCAAACAACTCGGACTTAAGCTTGCACTCGTAAAAGGCTCAGCTGGTCTTCCAGTTGTCTTGAAACCATCTGCGTTTGATACAAAAGCAACACTTCGTGAACGCATGAACGTCACTCTAGACGAACAAGAAATGCCATTCTTTAAAGAGTCATTACTCGTCAAAGAACAAGACCGTCAACAATTGAACCTTATCGCTCAAACTGGTAACCAAGCGCTTATTAATACAGTTGTTTCTGGTATCTTTGATGACACGGCAACGTTGCTATCTGGCGCTCACGCACGACTTGAAGCAATGCGTATGCAAGTGCTCGCAACTGGTAAAATTGGCGTTATTTCAAACGGTGTTGCACAAGATTTTGATTATCATGTAGACCCTGACCACAAAGGAACAGTAACGACTTCTTGGACAGATCTAGCAACATCAACACCACTTGCAGATATCGAAGCTGCAGTCAGCGCTTTGGAAAACCTCGGCTCTACGCCAGAAGTCATTATTTTGAATTCAAAAACTTTGAGCCAAATCAAAAATGCCAAAAGCACTCTCGCTTTGATTAAACCGACTGCACCAGATGCATCATCGGTTAAGAAATCAGAGCTTTTCGACTATCTTGAAAGCGAACTCGGCTTGACAGTTGTTGTCAAAAACCAAACTTACAAAGATGCTGATGGCATTGTCAAAAAATACTATCCAGACGGACACATCACCCTTGCACCTAACACGCAGCTTGGTGAAACAGTCTTCGGAACAACTCCAGAAGAAAGTGACCTTCTCGGTGGCAGCGTAACAAATGCTAAGGTCGAAATCGTCGACGCTGGTATTGCCGTAACAACAACTACTAAAACAGACCCAGTCAACGTCGAAACTAAGGTCTCAATGATTGCACTTCCATCATTCAAAAACTTGGCAGATGTTTATATGTTGACTACAGTACCTGAAGCTTAGGCGTGGTGGTTGTGTATGGTAAAAGTGATTGCAGGTTTTCGAGACAAACTTACCGACGTAATTTATCCAGCTGGCTCTGATTACGTTGGCGAGCGTGTCGAAGAATTGACGGAAAAGGGTTTTTTGAAAAAAGAGAGCAGAAGTAAAGCTAAGAAGAAATCTGAATAGGGGTGCTTATGGCTGATTTTGAAAACACAGTTTTGAACAATGTGAAAGAAGACTTAGATTTAAGTGACGATATTCAAGATAAAGTGCTGAAGCGATTGATTTCAAAAGTCTGTGACCATTTCAAATTGGCTTACAGCACTGACGTTATCGACGACAAATTTAGTTTTATCATTGAAGATTGCACTATAAAACGTTTCAATCGCAGAGGGGCTGAAGGAGCTAGCTCAGAAACGATTGAGGGACATTCAGTCTCATATGAAGATGTCAAATACGAATTTTTGCCGTATGATGACCTCTTGCAAAAGGAATTTGCAACAGGGAAGGCAAAAAACGGAAAGGTGTTCGTATTATGAGAGAAGCAGAACGAGCAACGCTTGTTTTGAAAACGAGCAAGCCAGCTTACAATCCAGAAACAGGCAAAATGGACAAGGGGGGAACACAAGAAATTGTCGTCCCTTGTTTTGTGTCTGAAATGGGGCTAGAGTTAAAAAATCAACTCTTGAACAACAAACTAAACGTTGACGCTTGGATTATGCGAGTTAATAATCCGATTTCTGGCTCCGTAGAGAGCGTAAAACTTTACGGTAAGAAGTATTACATTATTAATCGCAAAACGTTTTACAAGCGACGTGAGGCTATTTATTTGAGTGAGGTTAATCACGAATGAGTGTTACATTTAATGGTGATAAAGAGTTAGCAAACGCGCTTAATAAAATGGCACGTACAGAAGTTTACAAAGAAATTGTCAAGAAGAATGGTGCAGCGCTTCAAAAGACAGCTCAACGTAAAGCAGTATTCAAAAAAGGGTATTCAACAGGAGCGACTAGACGTTCCATTACTCTTGATTTAGCAAATGACGGTTTGCGTGCAGTAATTAAAGCCAACACTGACTATTCTGGCTATCTTGAAGTCGGAACTCGGAAAATGGAAGCCCAACCATTCATGCGACCAGCTCTTAACGAAATACAGCCAAAATTTATCGACGATTTAAGGAGAGCAGGAATTGTTAAATAAACAACCAGACCAAGAAATACACGACGAATTAATCAAACGGTCTATTGCTCTAGGTTTGCCAGCTTTTCCATTTCTGCCAGACGATAATGAGCCTTATCCTTTCATGGTCGTGGCTTATACACAGATTGTCCCACAAGCAACAAAAACTAGACTAATTGGCGAGGTAGCAGTTCAATGTGATATCTGGGGGGATACAGATAACAGAAAGCTTGTTTCTGATTGGGTTGGCAAGCTCATGGAAGAGTTCAGCAATATTAAAAAAATAGGCAGTAGACAATGGTTTATGGAGTACGAAAGCTCCAGCCAAATTATCAAAGACAATTCAACTCCAGAACTGCTTTACCACGGCATTTTGGATTTAAAATTCAAATTTATTTAAAGGAGGAATGAACAAAATGGCAAATTTTGGTAAAAACAAAATTTTGATGTTCCGAAAACTAGGAGATAAAACAGCAGCAGCTAAACTAGCTTTGCAAACGGAACACAAATGGAAATATGAACGTAAAAACGATTCAACAGCTACTAAAGACGGCTCAGTTATTTCTGACAAAGGGCTTGAAGTTACACTTTCAATTGAAGCGGTGGCAACACGAGATGCGCTTAATTTGATGCTGAAAGACTCAGTAGTCAGCGGCTACAAACTTGAAGTGTGGGAAATTGACCTCGCAGGAGAAAAACAAGAAAATAAATTTCCAGCACTTTATGCTCAAGGTTCGCTTAACTCTTGGGAAGTTCCAGAAAACGTTGAAGACCTCGAAACAGTCTCAACAGAAATGGCTATCGAAGGGAAACCAGTTGCAGGTTTCGCAACACTTTCAGACTCGCAAATTGCAGAAATCAATTACGCATTCAAAGATACAACAGAAATCACAGGTCAATAACATTTACGGGGCTTTTTAGCCCCTTTTATTTTAGGTAAGGAGTAACAAATATAATGAAATCACTTGAAATCAACGGAAAAGAATACGATTTGCATTTTGGTATTGATTTTATCCGTGAAATGGATAAACGTTATCAAATCACAAATAGCTCAGGAGCTACTTTCGGCATGGGACTTTCTAGCGCAGTCATTTATATCCAAGATAAAAACCCGGTCGTTTTGGCTGATATTATCTTGTCAGCAACACACACTTTGAAACAGATTCCACGCTTGGCAGACATCGAAGCATGGCTCGAAAGTCAAGAAGACTTGGATAAAGTGTTTGATGATTTTTTATCAGCATTAGCCAATGCACCGTTGACGAAATCAAAAGTCAAAGAGATGTTAGCAGCGGTAGCGGAAGCTTAAGCAACAAAACAACGCTAGCAAATAGCAGCAAGGAAGTATACGAAGATATGCTCGCCTCTGCTATTGGCTTGTATGGTGTCAGCTCGCTAACTGAAGCCAAACGCATGACCATCGAAGAGTTTAACGTGCGCAAGCGTGGCTACTTAATGCGACGCTTGAACAGAGAACGAGAGTTATATTTGCAAGCCTACCTAAATAGATTAATCAAAGCTACGGATAAGAGTGGCAAACAATACGTGTATGCTAAGTTTGAAGATTTTTACAACGAGGCAAAACAACGAAATGCCGTGCTCGGAAACGGTCACGGAAATGCGGTAAATAGTGATTTAGTAGCAATCGCTAAACGCCGTCAAAAATATCTAAAAAAGGAGGTAGCAGATAATGGCAAGTAACTCTTATACCGTCGAAGCAGTCCTTAAAGCGGACACATCCAATTTTACAAGCAACCTAGACAGAGCCAGCAGCGCTTTTAATACGTTCACTAACAGTGCCAAAGGAAAGCTAGGAGCCATCGGCGATAACTTCGAAAAAGTCGGAAATTCGATGAATAAGAAGCTAACCGTGCCGATAATGGCAGGACTAGGTGCTTCGGTTAAGACGTTTACAACTTTTGATGATTCAATGCGCAAAGTGGCAGCAACGTCTGGCATAGCGGCTGATTCATCTAGCAAAGCTTACATGCAAATGCGCAAGCAAGCGCAAGATTTAGGTGCTAGCACGCGCTACAGTGCGTCCGAAGTTGCTGAAGGTATGAACTACATGGCAATGGCTGGTTGGAGCGCTGAGCAAACCATGGCTGGTATTCCAGCAGTCTTAGACTTAGCTGCCGCTTCTGGTGAAAATCTAGGAACGACTTCCGACATTGTAACCGATGCAATGACCGCGTTTGGTATGCAAGCCGAACAGGCAGGAGAGTTCGCTGATATTTTAGCAGCAGCAAGTTCAAACGCTAATACTAACGTTTCTATGATGGGTGACACATTCAAGTATGTTGCGCCAGTTGCTGGGTCGCTTGGATTCAACGCAAAAGATACTGCAATCGCTATCGGATTGATGGCAAATAGTGGTATTAAGGGGTCTCAAGCTGGTACAGCATTGCGTGCAGGTTTAGTTAACTTAGTTAACCCGTCTGAAGCTGCTCAAAAAGCTATGGACACATTAGGAATCTCCGTTACTGATAGCGAGGGCAACATGAAGAGCTTCCGCACAATCATGGGCGACCTGCGTGAAAAAATGGGTGGGTTGTCTGAAACTCAAAAAGCATCGGCTGCGGCAACAATCTTTGGTAAGGAAGCCATGTCTGGTTGGTTAGCAATTATCAATTCATCAGACAAAGATTTCAACAAGTTAACAAACGCTATTGATAATTCTCAAGGTTCCACTAAACGAATGGTTAACACCATGGAAGGTGGTATAGGTGGTGCGTTCCGTAACTTAAAATCAGCCATCGAGGGGCTTGGGATTGCTATTGGTGAACGTTTAGCACCGTACATTGAAAAAGCTGCTAAGTACATCACTGACCTAGCTCAAAAGTTTAAGGCTTTATCTCCAGCGCAGCAAGACACAATTATAAAAATTGCCTTAGTTGTCGCTGCGATTGGTCCTTTGCTGATTGCTATCGGTAAAGTTTTTAAGGCTATAAAAACTGTGATTACAGTAGTTCAGTTCTTAGCTAACCCATTCGGTATTGCTGTGGTTGCTATTATTGCTGCAGTAGCAGCGTTCGTTTACTTTTACACGCATTCTGAAAAGTTCAGAACAATTGTAAATAACGCAATTAATAGCGTTATTAAAGCATGGGATAGCTTAAAAGCAGCGTGGGATACAGCCAAGGAATGGGCAGGCAATGTTTGGAACGGAATGAAAGAGGTTATCAGCAATGCAATCGAGGGCATTAAAGCTACATGGAGTGGTATCAAAGAAAGTTTCATGAACGCTTGGAACGGCATAACCGAATGGTTTTCTAATCTTTGGAATGGAATCAAACAAGCACCGTCAAACGCTGTTGAAAGTATTAAAAACATGTGGTCGAGCGTCAAAGATTTCTTTTCTAATCTTTGGAACGGAATCACGCAAATTTTTAGCACAGTTTGGCAAACAATACAAGCTGCTGTCTTACCTATTATTCAACCGTTTATCGACATCATGCTTAGTTACTGGCAAAACTTATCAATGTCATTCTCTCAAATTTGGGACGGCGTTAAGCAAGTTTTCCAAGGTGCGTGGGAAATAATTAAAGCTATTGTTCTGGGTCCCGTTTTAATTATTTGTGATTTAATCACAGGTAATTTTGGCAAAGTTGGTTCAGACTTGCAGTTGATTTGGCAAAGTATCACAACAGGCGTAAGCACTGTGTGGAATGGCGTTCTCGGGATTCTTTCGGGAATTTGGAACGCTATTCTTGCTACAGGTCAAGCAATATGGCAAACGCTGTCAACAGCTGTAGTAAACATCGTTAACGGTCTTGTTTCGGGTGTTGTTGGCTTATGGAATGGGTTACAAAGCGCTGTGGTTTCAATTGCTAGTGCGATTGCAAACGGAGCCATCTCCGCTTGGAACAGTTTAACCAGTGGGGTTTCTAGCCTTGTTTCTGGCTTTGTCGGCACGATTACAGGACTATGGAACGGATTGAGCAGTGGCGTAATCGGCATAGCTCGTGGGCTTGTTTCTGGCGCTATTGGTGCGTTCAACGGATTGGTTGGCGGTGTCAGCTCGATTATAAGTTCCGTCAGTGGTGTTTTAAGAAGTCTGGGCAACATCGACTTGGCTGGTGCTGGTGCAGCAATTATGAATGGCTTTCTGGGTGGCTTGAAATCTGCTTGGGGAGCGGTTCAAAGTTTTGTCGGTGGCATTGCCGATTGGATTCGTGCCCACAAAGGACCAATCAGTTATGACCGAGTGCTTTTAAAGCCTGCAGGTAAAGCAATCATGCAAGGTTTAAACGATGGCTTGAACGATATGTTCGGACAAGTTCAAAATACCGTGCATAATGTGACAGCTATTTTTGAAGAGTTTGACCCAACTCAAACGGTAACGTTTGGTGTTGAAAGCAATACAAAAGCAGTTGCTGACAATATCCAAGATTTTCAATCGCAATTGCGAAGCAATATTGCTGATTTTAACGCACAAATTGCTGATATGATGTCTAATAACTACAGTTATCAATTTGAAAGCGGTACTTACTCAAATAACATCGAGGTTACTTATCGCAATCAAGAAGGCGAAAAATTAGAAATTATCAGACAAGCTATTGATACAGTTAAGCGTGCCGTTTCTCGTGATACAGTGCTAAATGTTGATGGCCGAGAATTTGCAAGAGCAACTGGTGATGACATCGATGGCTACTTAACTAACAAACAAAATATTGAAAATTTAGTGAGGGGGCTTAAATAATGCCATTTACATATAACGGCGTTGATTTAACGCCTTTTTTAAATTTTATAAAAGCAAAGCGCACAATTGGTAATGAGCGCAAGTTGACAACAGAAGATATTCTTGGAACTGGGGAAGAATTGCAAGAGGTCACTTTTGCTGGAAAAACTATCGAAGTGACAGTTTCACTAGCTTCCAGAGATATGGCTGGAGGGCGTTTCTTTGATACAATCGAATACACCCCAACCGTTCGAGAAGACTTAGGTGAGATACGAGACCGGTTAGCAAGGGTTTTAAACACTAGAGAAACACACGAGCTAGTGTTGCCAGACGAGCCAAATCGCTATTATAATGCTATTCCTAGCGGTGATATCGAGTTGCAAGGCATCTCTGATTGGTATGACGAAACAACAATCAAGTTTTATGTTCCAGATGGAGTTGCGCACACTAGAGCCACACGCACTTTTGAGTTTGCAAAAAACGACTTCGGCGTATACGAAGCTGAAATTGTCAACGAAGGCACTGAAGACGCATACGTCAACTACGAAATCAAACTCAAAAAAGAGTCAGGCTATGTTGCAGTTACAAGTCCTTATGGTTTACTGCAATTCGGTAAGTATGACGAAGCAGATGGCTATATTGACCGTAAGAATGTCGTGATAACTAACAATCAAAAAGGGGACTTTGCCAATTGGACAGACAGCAACGTGTTTTATGAGAATCAAAGAAAAATCATAACAACCCAAATGTCGTCAGATGCTGCTTTCGGAGGACGTCTCGGGCTTATGCCAGCAAGTTTTCCAACAAGCGGAACTGCTGGGGCGTTTGGCTATGGCGCTTGCAAAGAGTACATATTGGAGACGCCAGTCGAGCAGTGGTATATCTGGGCGAGGGCTTGGTTTGAAACTGGTCTAGTAAGTCAAAATGGTGAATGGTGCCTTGCGGTGATTGATGAGGATAACCACCTTTTGGCTGGTATGGCTATTGAAAAGAATGACCGCACACGTAACGACGCTTACGTGCGTTTTTTGGTTGGTGACGGCAACGGCGGAAGCATAGTTAAAAAAGACATCAAGTTCACGCCGTCCTATTGGATACCACCCAACCCGTATGGTGCCCAAGCCATCGACCGCAACTCAAACATGTTTGACCTCGTCAAAGAGAAAGACCGAGTGCAGTTTTTCTGGTACGGAAGTTATTTTCCGTTCCCAGCTAGCCAGCTTAACGGCAAGAAAGCGAAACGCATTCAATTCTTCGTTGGAAACTATGCTGGCTCAAACAGTACAACACAGCAATTTGTCACACATCACTATCTAAACGACTTCACTTTCTTTGAATTACATGTACCTTATTGGAAAGATGTCCCAAATCGCTATCCAGCTGGGTCAGTAATCAAAATTGACGGCGAGAAAGGTGAGTTTAAAGTCAATAATCAAATCAGAAAAGATGATGAAATTTTAGGGACATCATACTTCAAAGTCCCGCCAGGAACTACGAAAGTGCATCTTAACATGTCAAGCTTTGCCGAAATTGAGAGCGCTAAAGCGATAATTAAGGAGGTATATATTTAGATGGAAAACGTACGTATTGCAATTCGTGATTCAACAGACAGTCATAATGTAGCTTTTTTTGATAATATTTCTGGTATTCGCTATCAGAGCGCTAATCTACAGCGTTTCTTGGCTGGTTCAGCTAGCATTTTGACAATCGAGTACAATTCAAAAGATATTGATACCATCAGAACTGGCTGCAAGCTTGCTTTTATCTACAAAGGGCGTCCTTATTGGTTGAATATCATGGATTTGAGCAAAAAGGGCTATAAGGTTGAAATAACAGCTTATTCTATTGGCCTAGAGCTTAATCAAGAAGAGCGGGGGGCGCACAAGCCAGCTAATGCAATGAGCTTCGTCGAATATTTAGCTTATTACGACCCAGAACACGCCTTAGAGCTTGGTATTAATGAAGTAGCAGATAAACGTATCAAACTTGAATGGACTGGCACAGACACGATTCTGGCACGTCTTTTCTCAATTGCTAACAGCTTTGATGCAGAACTTGAATTTACTGTCGAATTGAACCAAGACTACTCGTTAAAACGTCAAGTATTGAACATCTATAAGAAAGGCAATCTCGGTTCTAATCGTGCTGCTAGTCCAATTCGTGTTGGACGTGGCTTAAAAGTCATTAATTATAGCGATAATTTGAAGGAGTTACGCACAGCGGTGCGTGCTACTGGTAAGGACGGGTTGACTCTTGATGGGCTGAACAAAAAAGTCTATGACGATGACGGCAATCTGCTTTACTATTCTAATGCGAATACAGTCTATGCACCCCAAAGCCGTGATAAGTACCCATCAGTCGGCAAGAAATCAAATGATAACTGGATTATTAAAGAGTTAGGAGAAACCGAATACAGCACCAAAGAGGCTCTCTGGGGCTACATGCTTGGGGAACTTAAAAAGATTTGTTTGCCAGAAATTACATACGATATCGAGGGGGCTATCAACGGAGATGTTGGCGACACACGTACTTTGATTGACGACGTGCATTACGACCCTCCACTTTACGTACAGGCTCGCATTTCGGAGCTTACCGAAGATTTAATCACTGGTAGAGTTACAAAATCAACGCTTACTAACTTCGAGCGCAAGTATTCACAAGTTGCTAGCGAATTACTTAAGCAAGTTGAACAGTTAGCAAATGAGGCAGCACCGTACATTATCCGCCTAGAAACTAACAATGGTTTTAATTTTAAAAACGGTCAAGGCTCAAGCACAATCACAGCTAAGCTTGAAAAGTATAGCAAGATTGTTAATGCAGATTGGAAATGGCTTATCAATAACAGCGTTGTCAGCGAAACATCAAGTGTTACAATCAACGCTAGCCAAGTCACTGGCACGCTAAACGTTGTGGTAGTTGCAAGAGTAGACGGGAACGAGGTAGCTCGTGAATACATCACATTCACCAATTCTGATGATGGCGTTGGTATTAAATCAATCAAACGTTATTACACGACTAACGACCAGTCAGAGGGTGTCACAACAGGCGGTCAAAACTGGTCTACTAAGCCAACGACTGTCACAGCAGACAAAAATTATATGTGGTCGTATGATGTCATTACATACACGAATGACACAAGTTTAGTCACTGAACCAGCTGTTATCGGCGCTCGAGGTGATGACGGTTTGGATGCTGACACGACAGGTATCACAGAAGCACTTGACAAAGCTAAGCAAGAATTGACTGCTTTATCGGCCAATATCGAGAAAGTGCGAGATGATTCGCTTGCAGCAGTCGAAGAAGCTAAACAGCAACTCGCCGCAGTTGCTAAGGACTTGAGCACTGCTAAGCAAGACTTACAAACACAGGCTAGTCAACTGCAAGCACAAGCCAGTGCACAGTCTGAACTAACCAAACGTGTGTCAACAGTCGAAGAAACCGCAAATGGTACGAAGACGACTGTTAGCGAATTAAGTAAGACAGTAGCTCAAAATGGCAAAGACATTACTAGCGTTACCGCTCGAACTAAGACAGTTGAAGATGATTTAACAAGCACTAAAACGACTTTGTCACAAGTGCAGACGACTGCTAATAGTGCTAATCAAAAAACAGCGACGTTAGAAACCAGTTTGAATGGTGTTAAAACCGACTTAACAGCTACGACTACGACTGCGAACACGACAAAACAAAACTTAGCTAGCTATCAAGCTAGCAATGACCAAGCAGTAGCTAGCTTACAGTCTAGTTTGCAAACAACAGACGGTAATGTAAGTAGTTTACAAACGCAAATCAATGCAGTTCCTGGACAGATTACAAGCGCAGTGTCCGCTGTCGAAGGCAAAATAGCTGGTTCGCTAGTCGGTCAAAACCTATACATCAAATCAACATCTGTACAAGGTTTCTTGCCCGCAACTGGCGGAGCTAGTTTAGGTGGTCAAAATGCGGTAAATAAGGAAGTTACATCGGATTTTATTCGTGTTAACGAAAATGAGAAATACGTATTTCAAGGTTGGCTTACCGTGCCAGATTCTGGATACGCTTGGCGCGCTTGGCAATATTATGACGTTGATAAACAACCGATTAACAATCGTCAAACGCCTGGTTTCGAAACTGACACAAATAACGGCATACAGCACTTTAAGCATGTCATTACAGTGCCCGCAAACGTTAAATACATACGCATTTCAGCGCGATTGTATAACGACGGGAAATTAAAATTTGAAAAAGGCAGCGTTGCAACTGATTACGCGTTAGCACCCGAAGACACAGCTACACAAATCAGCAGCTTGTCTAGCCAGATTCAACAGACCGCTGATGGCATGACGTTACTTGCGACTAAGACAGAGCTAAATAGTGCTAAGAGCGAGCTGCAATCTGGCATTACCACAGCCACTAGCAAAGCTGACAGCGCACAAGCTACTGCTAACAATAACGCACAAACAATCAGTACACACACGACTCAAATCAGCGCATTGAATACAGG